GTTTCCCAGTCACGATCGAAATCCCGCCAGCAGTTACGATCTGATCGGGAATGTCGATGTTCAGTGTGATTGTTTTCATTTTTAATTCCTTACCACGTAAACCAATTGGTCCCGTCACTGTACAACCGAGCAACGCCATAGTTGGCGGTGATGGAAACGGTAGATGCCCCATCGATGGTTTCTGAACCTTCCGTCGCGATTGTGATGTTGTTAGCACTAGCCGCAGTTCCTGCTTCATCTTTGACGACTACCGTTCTTCCAGACTGTAAGTGGTCTGTATCGAGAGTAACCGTTCTGGCAGTGCTGTTGTCGGTGACACCGATGAAGACTTCGTCCGTGGTATTCACTGACACGGCAGTCGACTTCCGACCGACCGTCAAACCGCCGTTCACTTCCAGTCTGGTTCCAGGTGTTTCCGTTCCTATGCCAACATACCCATCGTTTTCATCGACAACGAATGACGCGTTCCATGTCGATCCGTTGTACCAAGCAATCGAGAAGTTATTATTAGCCGTTAACGCTGTGGCATTAATTCCAAATCTCCACAGATCTGCGTACACACTTAAGAACGCAAAATACCGATCGGTGTTTGCCGGCGCTGCCATGAAGTTGACGGCGTGAGTGCTGGCAGGATTGGCGTCAATATAGATGCCCTTGTCGCCAGCAGTAGAAGGTTGAACGTTCAAGACGATATTCGCTTGATCCACAGCACCGACGCCGAGGTATCCTTTTTCAGAAAAGGAAGCGAGTATCGTCGACGAGCTATTGCGAAGCTCAAGCAACGCAGCCGTTTGCGAAGCAGCGCCTTGGATGATTTGTCCAATCGTAGCGGCGGCCGAGACAACAATATCGAGCTGTGCATCAGGCGTTGTGTCGTTGATCCCGATGTTTCCCGATGGAGCAACGGCCAGTCTCACATCAGTGTCGGTGGCTACGCCGTTTTGGATTTGAAATGCGTCATTGGCGCTGCTGTACACGAGGGAATAGTCGTTGTCGCTGCCGAATTCAATTTCGACATTGTCATTCATCTCGATAACCGTGCTTCCACCCGCACTTCCGCCACTGCTTGGACTTGAAAAACCCATTGTCACAATCCCTTAAATGCTGAACCAGTTGTCGCCGTCGCAGTACAAACTAACCTTTCCGTAGTTGGATGATATTTGAGTTGTAGCCGATCCGTCAATTGTTCCTGTCTCGGCATCCACTGTAATTGCACTGGTTCCAGCCGCGCCAGATTCATCTTTTAACACCAACCATGTGCCTTCTTTGTTCAATTCCGACGCTATCGTTACGGTGATTCCGGCTTGTTTCACCCCTATTAACTGATTCCCTTCAGACACTTCGCCTGTCGATTCCAGTGCCGTTCGAAACATTCGGAATCCGCGAACAAACAACTCGTCGGACGTCACAGAGTCCGCACCAATCCCAATCTTCTCAAACCTTGCCACGAACCGTCGCAAAGCGGGGTTATCTAAATCGTCAGCGATTCTGGCGAGAGACGTGTTTACTATGTCTGGATGTGTCACGCAAAGAGCCTTCGTCTGGATGTTCTCGGAACGGAAAGCATGGCAAGCAATCCGTCGAACTCCCAGAATGCTCCCGTTGCCGAACCGGTTGTCCCAATTTTTATGAACGCCACGTAACCACGAACCCGAGGATGCTGACTGTTCGCGCGAATGGCTGAAACGGTTCCAGTGTAGTCCGCGGTAAACGTTTCCATTGCCAGCGTGTCACCGTTTTCCAGCAATATCGACGATCCTGTTTCCAGAAGAAGGGTGTCGTTCGTCGCGCTGTACGCGTCCTCAGCCGTGTTTCCAGCGTAGATATCAACCGTCAAGTCGTCGCTCTGATCCGTTAACCGAACCTGGAACTCCGAAATAACGAATGGCAACGTTCCGCCCTGTATCTTGATCGGGCCGAGGTACACGTAGCTCTCAATCGCTGTGCCGTCGTCGTGCCTGGCATCCTGATCGATTTTTCTAAGACGACCGTCATTGCCGCCTACAATCAGGACTCTATCGCCTGGCCGATCCCCGTCGAACACATGAGTTGCCCGAGGGTTGTGAACTGCATTTCCAAATTTATCTCGAAACCACGCATCGTTCTCAGCATCGTAGAAATAGTTGAACGTTGCGACAGCCGAATTGAGAGGCGTGATGAACACCTGAACGCCAAGCGCTTCGTCGTTCCATTCCATGCGGACGATGTGTGAATCAAAGTCGATAGACTGAAACGCCTTCTCCAATGGCCCGTCAGATAGCCTTTGAGGATTACTTCTCTCCGACATTCGATACACGCCGCCGCGCGAACTGAAGAAGTACAAAGTGTCATCGTCGCCTTTGCACCAAGGGCGTCCCCACGCCATGCCGATTGTATCGGAAATCAAGTCAAATCTGCCGCCAGCAGCGGGATCGTTGGTGAGTCGGTAAATCGAATGATCGCAGCCAAAGAACAGAGTGTCGTCATCCCAAGGAATGATCGTGTTGATGATATCTCCAAGCTCGCCGGCAGGAGCGTTGTTACCAGCAACCGCTTGTGTTGGACTCGGCTGAGACGGCGCTGTGTCCCAGTTGAACGCATCGCCGACTGCACTCATATACCAGTTGTGGGGATCTGTTTTGAATCCAGACAACACAATGCGCCCACGCCATGTCGCAATCAATCTTGGATAGTCTACGTCGTTCCCTGGGAATGTCCCGCTCGTTGCATTCCAAGTATTGAGAAATCCCGTTTCCGAATCGAAGTACTTTCTGTTTGCACCATCGGCGAAGAATAGATTTGCGAACAACGGTGAGCTAAACACCACCGGAGCATTGGCATCGATGTTCCCAGTGCCGTTCACGACGGTATTGTATTGCCCAGACTTAGGATCAAAAGTCCTCACGACACCGTTGGACACAACGACGCCCGTTGTCTTTCTAATCGCAAGCCTGCTGGCCGATGCCGCATTGCGAACCGATGCAACGATGTGATTGATATCCTGAATCGGATTTGATCCAGATACCTGATCGCTACCGATCTTCGATAGCCCTGCCCTTTGCGATCCTCTGTCACGTTCTGTTTTGGGCGAGCTAACGCGTACGTTAAGCAAGTCAACGGACGTGGCAACGGGGGTTTCCTCAAGAGATCGCCCCTCGTGAATTCCCTGGTAGGGAAACGTGAAATCAAGCTGTCTTCGATTGCGCATTAGAATGTTTTGCCAATGATGAACCAGTCGGTGCCATCACTGTACAAAACCAACGCGCCGTAGTTTGCGCTGATCGTCGCGGTAGCACCACCGTTGATTAATTCCGACGCCTGCGTTGCAACGGTGATGTTATTTGTTCCGGCCCCGCCAGATTCGTCGGAAACCACAATCACGCGATTTGCAACCGTATCTGATGTCGCAATCGTCACCGTTCGTGCAGCAGCCGTATTGGTGATCGCATTGATTACCTCGCCACTGGTTTGAAAGTTCGCAGCAGATGCCGTTCGGGAGTATGAAAAGCTTCCGCCCAAGTGCAATCCAGATGTCGGCGATGTTTGCGCGATTCCAACATTCCCGCTCGAGTCGATCGTGACTCGCTGCGCACCAGCAGTCCACAACTGCATGGCACGATTTGGCGTGTCGTACACAACCCTCCCGTCCGCGTTTCCGTTGGTTGGATTGCCGAAAAGAATGTTGGCCTTGCTGGCGCTTGGCGTGAGGATCGAAATGCCACCTTCAGCACCTACCTCAACAACCACGTCGTCCCCGTTTGTGCTGGCCGTGATTGAACCAGCCGTTGAAGTGTGGACATGGAATGTGCCGTCGGATGTCGGAGTCGTCCCCGATGCGTCGACAATCACCGTTCCCTTGGTGGAATTTGACGTCGAAACGAACTTCAAGTCTTCGTTTGCCGCCGTTCCGCCTGTAAGCGTTTGCCCTAACGATCTGCCGGTAAGGTGCGCATAAATTGAATGGTCGTCGTCAGTGAGGCCAGTTGTGCTGCCATGATCAATCGCCGCTTCCGAATTGACGTAGTTCAGCACGAAGTTGGCTAGTGAGCAGGCGACGGACGTGGTTCCAGTCGCGTCGACGAGGTAAATCAAATCGTCATCGGCTGGCGTTGTGATTGTACTGAGAGCCGAAACCTTGGTGTTTGCCATTAGTACAGAACTCCGTTGTATGTCGGCTGTTCACCGTAAATGTATCCGTCGCGCAGTTGCGATCGGCCAAACTGGCTTGTGCTGGCGTCTCCGTTGTATCCAATTAATTCCGGCCCCCGTTTCTTGTCGAACGCCACGGATGCTTGGAGTGCTTCGAGGAATGCCGCGCGATTATTTCCTTTGCCGTCGTCGTCAAGCATTTGCTCTGCTTCGGCAAGGAATGCCAGCATGTACGTTCTGGTGTGAACTGGCCCGCCGAGATGATATGGATTCGTTGAGCTAATCGGACAAGGAATGGCAACATAACGAAAGCTCAGCTTGTACTCCGCATCGGGAGTCGGATGAAGGATGAGAGTTTGCTTTTGACGTTCGGAACCGTCGGACGGTTCTGCGACTCTCGTAGCAGCCCACTCAGGGTAAGCTGTCGTGTCGATCGTTCGCTCTAGAGCGCGAATGCGTGTCTCGGATGTCAATTGGACTGGTAGGTAAAAATCGCTGTCGTCAGATGAGTAAGTCAAATCCCCTTCGATATGATCCAAGTCGGCGGGTAATTCGTACTCGCCTCTTGGATCGTGACTGGGAAAC